ACGCACACCCCTCGAACTGGCGATGCTGGCGGCTTGGCTGAATGTCAGGCCCGACCAGATACCTGCCGAGAACAGGGCACAGGCGTGCCCGCACACGATGGCTGCGTGGAAGCGCGTCGGAGAGGCCGCGCTCGAATACCACCGCGCCACATTAGGAGAGACGAAATGACCGACAAGCAAACACCGCCCGAATGGGTGCTGATCGAAGCTGCGAACCGGAGTGGTTGGGCGTATGCGAGCGTTGATGGCCTGCGCGATACCTACCTTGAAGGGGGCATTTACCAAGCACTCTGCGACATGATCGAACGCTACGAGGAGCCGCCCGTGGATCGCAAGCTGCTGTGTGCGCGTGAGGCTTGGCACAACTGGCTGAATAGCGATCACGACGATGAGGAGTGGATCGGCTTCCGCGCCATCGAACTTTACGAAGAGGGGTTTGGGAAATGACAACACCGAAGGTCAACTGGTCGGAGAGCGACCAATTCTACTGGGTGAAAAACGCTGACGGCGAGGTGCTGACGTTCGATAGCGTCCTCGACGCCAAGGACGCTGCCCGCCAGATCGAGATCGACATCGCCGTGAAGGCTGAAGTGAACGCCATCACCACGTGGCTCAGGAAGCACGGGATGAGGCAGGTTTCTACGTTCGTTGAAGAAGGAAGATACAAATGAAGAAGATTGTTATCGCCGCCGCTCTGGCCCTGACTGCCACCTCTGCCGCAGCGCAGTACCAGATGACCCACTACCTCGTCGCGCAGTGGTTCGAGAACGGCAACCAAATGTGCCGCTATGACAATGGCACCGTGCTGAACATGGGCTACCGCCTTTGCCCGCTGAGCATCAAGGGCTGATAATGTTTGATCCCGATTACGAGGAATCACTTAGCAACAGGTACGCCCCGGAGGGGTGGGGGGCGGACCTCGGAACGCCGAGCCACTACCGCCCGCAAGCGGGCGGGGAATATCTTACTGCGCATATGGTCCCGAAACTCTGGGACGAAATTCGCGCGATACAAGACCGCAAGAACAGGAGAGTGAAGACATGGCTGGTGAAATAGCCCACGCGTCTTTCGGCGCGTCGAACTCGAAACGGCGCATGGCTTGCCCCGGCAGTCTCAAAGCCGAGGAGCGGTTCCCCGACGAGAGCAGCCCCTTCGCCGAACTCGGCACGGCCGCGCACGAACTGGGCGAGCACTGTCTTCGTGAGGGAATAGAAGACGTAGCCCTGTGCATCGGCGGCTCATTCAACGATCACGTTGTCGATGACAATATGGCCGCCGCGGTGCAGACTTACGTCAACTACGTCCGCGCAGTCGAGGCCGAGGAGGCGCCGGCGCTAGTGCGCCTTGAGCAACGCTTCAGTCTTGAAGCTCTCGACCCGCCGATGCCGATGTTCGGCACGAGCGACTGCACGATCTATGGCAAGGAGACGGGCAACCTCTGGATCATCGACTACAAGCACGGCCAAGGCGTTGCCGTCGATGTCGAGGACAACGCTCAGTTAAAATACTACGCGCTGGGCGCCGTGCTGAAGATCGGGGCCAAAGCGCCTATCAATCAAGTTCACACCGCCATCGTGCAACCCCGCGCCCAGCACCGTGACGGTTCGATCCGCGTCTACTCCTACACGAAGGACGAAATACTCGACTTCGGGACGGACTTGATCGACGCCGCGCACGCTGCGCTGAAGCCCGACGCCCCGCTTATTCCCGGCGACCACTGCCAGTTCTGCAAGGCGTCCGGCACGTGTTCGGCTCTGCGCCGGGGCGCGCTGGCTGTGGCGCAGGATGAGTTCGGCGCGGTGCGCGTAGCCGATGACATCACGCCGGAGGAAGTCGCGGCCTACATGGATAAGATTCCGCTCATCGAAGAGTGGATCAAATCCATCCGCCGCCACGCCAACGCGCTGCTTGAAGCGGGCGAGACTGTGCCCGGCTTCAAACTGGTGGAGCGCCGCCCGACGCGGCGCTGGAAGAACGAAGAGGAGTTGCTCGAATGGGCGGCTTCCGAGAATCTGGAGGACGAGGAGATTTTCGAGAAGAAGATCAAGTCGCCCGCTCAGATCGAGAAGATCGTGGGCAAGAAGAATGTCCCCGCTCATCTCGTCATGTCAGTGTCGTCCGGCCTTTCGATGGTCCGCGACACCGATGCCCGACCGTCGGCCGCCCTTCTGGCTGCTGACGAATTTACCGTGAACGAGTGAACAAGGAACTACGTATGAGCAAAGTTATTACCCCCGAAGCCGTCATCAGCTACCCCCACATCTTTGAACCGCAGACGCCTCCGGGCGCCAGTGAGCCGGTCTATAGCTGCGCCCTCGTCTTCAAGGACGACGTGGACATTACCGACATGAAGGCCGCCGTGATGGCTGTCGCCAAGGAGAAGTGGGGCGACAAGACGCGCGACATGATTAAGGCCGGCAAAATCCGGATGCCGTTCCGCGAAGATGCCGTGGACAAGGGCTACCCGGAGGGTTCGGTCTTCGTCAATGTTAAGTCGAAGCAGGCGCCCGGCGTCGTGTCGATCTACGCTGGGCCGGACGGCAAGCCGGCCATCATCACTGATCCTAAAGAGATTTATCCGGGCGCTGTGGTGAAGGCGTCGCTGCGGGCCTACGCCTACAGCGTCAACGGCAACAACGGCGTGGCGTTCAGCCTCGGCAATCTTCAGAAGATCAAGGACGGTCCCCGTATGGACGGGCGTCTGTCTGCGGCGGACGAGTTCACTGCGGAGGCCAAGCCGACCGCAGACATCTCGGACCTCGACGATCTGCTGTAAGTAATAGGGGCCGGGGGCGGGTTGGGCCGCCCTCGGTTTCCTTAATCCAAAGCCTCGGAGATCATCTGAGCTTTCCGCCCAAGTGTCCGTGCGACGATTTCGTCAACCGAATTAGCTAGGGCAAACGACCGCACGATCACTGGCTTGGACTGGCCGATGCGGTGGCATCGCTTCGAAGCCTGAGCGTTCACCGCCGGCACCCAGTCCATCTCCGCAAAGACAACTTGGTTCGCAGCCGTCAGCGTGATCGCTGTCGAGCAAGCCGTGATCTGGCCGATGAAGACGCGGCACTCGGCGTCGTTCTGGAACCTGTCGATCTCGGACTGGCGTTCCTGATTCCCAAGGCCGCCCACAATGTAGGCCGGATTGAACTCGGCCAGCCCTTCTCGCAGAGCTTCGAGCGCCGCACGGTGGTAGGCGAACACCACGACTTTCTCGTAGGCGTTGTCCTTCAACTCCGCCGCTAACTGCGCCGCTATAGGCTTCGCCTTGGCCAGCGCGGTGAGCCGGCGCATCGAGGCCATGTGCGGCGCTATGTCGCCCAGCTTGTCGCCCACGTCGCTCTGCGTGATGGCGCTTTGCAGGATAAGTTCGACCGCGGCCCGCTCCTGCTCGTTCTCGATGTGGGCCATGTCGTCCCAGCCATCGACCTCGACCACGGAGTCCTGCCACCACAGGGGCGGCAGTTCCTTCAGCACGCTCTCGGTTTTGCGGCGGAGCATGATCGACTTGAGGATGGTCTTGAACTCGCCCATCCTCTCGGCCTTGTTGCCCAGCACCTTCAGCCCGAACTGCCCGTTCCACGTCTTGCAGAAGTAGAGAGTGTAGTCCGTAAAGTTGAGAGGATACTGCCAGATGGCCTTAAGATGTGTCCAGAAATCACTGACATCGTTAGGAAAGGGAGTGCCACTAAGAAGCCAAACACGATCAGCGAAACGAACAAGACCATCCCCACGGCAAAACTGGCCGTAGAGATACTTAGTGCGCTTAGCTTGACGGTTCTTGAGATAGTGCGCTTCATCGAGGACGATAACGTCCGGCTCGAACTTGGCGATTTCATTGCGCACCTCCTTCGACTGAGTCATCTTGTCGTAGGAAAAGACTTTAATATCGCGCTCGACGTGGCCCCACTTCTCGAACTCGCGGCGCCAGTTTATTTTGGCGATGGCCGGGCAGATCACGACAACCTTCTTGAGTTCGAGCGCGTCACACGCCGCGATTACTTGGATGGTCTTGCCGAGGCCCTGCTCATCCGCCAGAAACGCGGCGGGATTTTCGGCGAGGAACTTTGCCCCCACCCTCTGGTAATCGAATAGATGATCCATCTGCCTCTTCCTCTGCGGCATAGCACGCTATCAGCGTAGCATCCGCGCGTCCATCATCTTTTTTCCGTGCGAAGAGATGGGCTTGGTCGGGGAAGAGTTCGATGGCGCGAGTGCGGCTCCCGTCCTTCCCGCCGAACAGACGCATCTTCTTCGTCCATGTGGCGGGGGGAACGAGGGAGAAGGGAATGTCGAGCGCGGCCAAGACGCCTTCGATGATGCCGGCCGCGCGGCCGAAGCTGAAGGTGGACGCTACTCCCTGACCCGGCATGGAGTGGACCTTCTCTACGATTGCGTGGGCGCCATCGGCGTGCGGGCGCAGGAGATGCGCGAGGCGGACGGCGTCCACTTGGTTCGCCGTCCGCGGCCCGCGTTTTACCTTAGTTGTCGGCATATCAATAATGACGAGGTGTCGGCTATCCAAATCAAGGATGGCAAAGGCGCCAGTAGCGCCGGGGTCCACGCCAATAATTTTCATGGCGTGAGTATATACTCACCATTTAACTTTGTCAGCCCAGTAGGCGGCGGACATCTTACCTTTGGCGATATTACTTGCGTGCCTCGCCTTAAAGGCTTTGTTCCGAGCCGAACCTTCGGGCGATCCTTTCACGCCCTGCTGGCCGAACCGGATCGTCTTTACTTGGTCGCCTTCCTTGGCCACCACGACGTGGGACTTCGTCGGATGGTTGGGCGTTTTCTTTGGCCGGTTAAAGCCGCTTACGCCAGCACGCGTGAGACGACTGTCTTTCTTCACTTCTTCTTGGCTTTCTTCTTCGCCATCTTCATGGGCTTGCCCATCTTGGCCGCAGCCTTCTCGGCCATCGCCATACCCTTGGGACCGTAGCTATACTTCTTTCCACCAACCATCGGCATAATCAGATTCCTTTACTTCTTCTTGGCTGTCTTAGCGGATTGGCGAAAGGCCGCAGCCGTCGGCGCTCCCTTGCTTCCGGGCTTGCGCATCCGTTCGCCGGACCCGGCGGCGATGCGCTTCCGTTTGGCGTTGATGTTGGCGTAGAGTCCTTTGCCCGGCATTATCGTACCCTCATATCGCTCTTCGGCCCCAGCTTCTTACGATGCCGAAGGGCCTTGGGTTTGTGCCGGCGCTTGGCCTTGGGTTCCGGCCTCCAAGTTTTTCCTACTACAGTGCGTGCCATTGGTTACTCGCTACTACTGAGAAGTTGGCCCAGCCATGCCGACAGTCCCACGCACACCAGTTGCGGCAGTGGCACCCGCTACGAACTGGTTGATGAGTTCCATCTTCTTGGAGCCGGACGCTTGGCTGATGCGGAGAAGCAGATCACGAGCGGGCTTGCTTTCGTAGAACCGCCGAGCAGCGCCAAATGCGGCGGAGGCCGCGGCGCCCGTCATGAAGTCAAGTCCCAGCACGGAGGTAAGACCGCCCAACGCCGCAAACGGAACAAGCTGTTCGCCCGTGCGCGGCAGGAACTGCGCCGATTGAGCGCGTCCGGTAGCCTGCAACACATCGGCCAGACCTTTGACGCGGCGCATGTCCGACGCACTGAAGAACTGGCCGAAGTTATCCGACAGTTTCCCAATCTCACGGGCGAACTTGTCTGGGTTAACCACTCCGGTATCGGCGTTGAACGCGCGCTTCCCTGCCTCTTGGACGAGAAGGAGGCGGGCGTTATCGCGGCCCTCACGATTAAGGTTACGGAACAACATCCGAACCTCTTCCGGCTTGGAACTCGTCAACATCTTTGTGACGAGGGACGGGTCAAACGCGCCCTTGTTGAGAGCGCCCTTCAGCCCACCAACCTTGAGTTCGCCAGCCATCTCCGCAAGCCGAGTGTTGGCGGTCTTCCAAAGAGCGAAATCCTTG